AGGATGCCTTGCCGCTCCGCATACCCGCGACGCAAACCTTGACCATCGGCATTGGCGTAGGCGAGGGTGCAAGGCCACCGATGCACACGCTAGACGTGTGTGACGTACACGCAAAGCCGTTGGCAGAGCTTGCCCTATTCATTGCGGATGCGCCGATGATCGACAAGAGCGAGGCACGCAAGGAACTTTTAGCCGCGCCGAAAGCTCTGCCGGTGGGCGAAAAGGCCAGGATCGATTATGCGACTTGCCCGGTATGCGCGAACCGGATTGTTCGGTCAAGCATCATCAACCATGTATGGATGGCTCACCGGAAGGATGCCCGCCCGGCTCCGCCACAGGGTAATTGCCCCGACTGCGGTGCGTACTACGAGCAACCACAAGGCTTGTCGCAGCACCGGCGCCACGAGCACGGTTACGATGCCTTGATTTCCGCTCTGTCCGGCGTCAAGGGTTACAAGGTCACCGGTCGGGAGCGTGAGAATTTGTGATTGAATATTGGGTCATTTGGATTGCGGCCGGTTTCGCATTCCTGACCGTGATTGCGAATATGTGGAATTGGCGCCGGGCGAGGCGCCACCGGTTGGATATCGAGCGCTACTGGACCAATCATGCCCCGCCCGTGCCCGATGTGCTGGTCAGGCTGAAAACGGGTGACACGCTCACGCTCTCGCCCACGAGCGTTCACCAAGCGTGGATATGGCTACTGCCTATGCCCGTCTCGCCCGCCGAGGTTGACGAGATAGTCATGCCGCAACTACCGCCATTCACTGAGATTATTCCGGTACAAGCGAGGGTCGCAGAGTGAGCCGCACGAGGCGCAACCGGGCCGCTGCGAAGCGGCATTTTCAAAAGCATATGCGCGAGGGCACTTTGGTGCGTGTGCTGGCATTTAAAATCGGCCCGTCCGAAATCATGGATTCATTGCGCACAATCACCCGTCCCATGTTTTTTGACCGGCAATTACAGCCGCTCGGTTGGGAAGAGTATGCGATATTGCACTCGTTCCGCTCGTATTGCCGTGTGGACGAATCCAATATCGGACCGCTCTGGATTTCGACAGTATGGCTCGGTACGGATTTGGGCATATGGGGCGATGACCCGATCGTTTTCGAGACCATGATTTTCGGTCCCGATGAGAGCGAGCCTTTGCATCCTGAAATGCGCGCGTACGTTGACGCTATGGTGCGCTACGCATCGGAAGATGAGGCCTACCAAGGGCACGCCTCGGTGTGTATGGATGTGCGGCAAACACTCGCCAAGATCGAAATGGCACAAGAGGTTTTGACCGAGGCGCTGAATCGGAAAGAGCAATGATCAAAAGCTTTCTCGCCGGATTCGGCGCAACGGTCATCGCATGGATTGCTTGGAATATGCTCCGCAAATACGTAATCGAGGGTGATGATGAACAGCGAATTTATTATCAGTAGCGCAATCGGAAAGGATAAGCAAGGCAAACTCGTTCCGATCATCCGTATGCAGCTAGGCGAATGGTCAACCATACTCGAAACCGATGAGGCAATAGACCTCGCGGGCAACATTTTTCACGGCGCCATCCGCGCATCAATAGATGTAAAGATCGTCGGGGTAATGCTGGCACGCGGAGCATCGCGCGATGAGTGCCAGAAATTTTTAGACGCACTAAGGGATGCCGACGATGACTGAGCCGCAAGAGATTCCGCTACCGCCGATATTCACCCGCACACCCGCGAAATGGCGCTTGATCGACACCGAGACGGGCCAGACTTGGAAATGGAACGGCGAGACTTGGGCAATGGTCGGATTGGCTTTGAATGTCGGACCGGAAATCTCAGACATCATTGGGGGAATCTATGGGGACAAGGATACGGAGTAACATGCCCGATCCAGCGAAACCCGTTCGGGATCAAGAATTCCTCGCCCGGATGCGTGACGGTTGGTTGCCTTTCGGTTGGCATGCTGCCCCCGCGTATGACGGACATAGGCCACTACTCGATTTCGACGGCGAGGATGAGGCAGGCATGCCGGAATGGGAAAGGCCTCACGGTTGGGTGAGCGAGCGCGAAAGGATCGAGAGCATCGGACTAGAGGGCTTGCGTCGATTTCACCCAAGCCTTGCGGCCGAGGTTGCCGCCGATATGAGCCATGATGCCTCGCATCCCTGTAGAGGTTGCGGCGCAAAGTTTTTCGAGCATCCCACCGACACGTGCGCAGGTTGGTACTGATCATGATGACCGAGCGGAGCAAGGCCATACTCGGAATCCTTGCGTGCCTTGTGATTTGGGCAACGGCCGTCATCCTGGCAGCGGGCATGCCGCTCCCATGATCCTTTACTAGGAACCTATAAAGGGATGTAAACACAAAAAACCGCCTCGGTGCTGGCAGCGAGGCAGCACCGAGGCGGTTTTTGCGGCCCTGAGAGGGCCGTAGAGCAACGAACGGGAGCGGGTGAGGGTCCTAGATTGGGTCTATCTGTCCGCCACCGATACGGGCAGACTCACGCCGGATGTAGTCGAGCAAGTTGCCCTCGATCACCGGAGCCTCGCCGTGCGGAACGTCGATGTATCCGGGCGAACTTGACAGGAAATGGTAATCGTCGGGATCGGTGATCTTCCGGAACATGCCGGGCCGGTACGCGTAATCAACGCCATTGCAACGCACTACCTCGTAATACATAGCATCATCCTCATCGGGCTCGGGTGGAATAGCAACGCCATTCATGCGGGCATCAACGCGCCGACGCAATTCCTCGCCCGCCCATCCGCCCGAATTTGGACCGCCACCGGCACTCATGTCGATTTTGCGATTGGTCCACTCGAAATGGTTGATGGCCCGTTGCGCGGAGTATCCCCACACAAGGAATTCAGCGGCATTAATTGCAACCATTACGTCAAGCATCGGGCCGGGCCACGGTGTCGAATCGCCCGGATGCTGGCATTCCGTTCCGGAGTAATGCGAATTACCGGAGATACTGCCTTGACTCGTTGCCGGTCCCGGTGGCGGTTCATCGTTCCGCGTGCGATCGAGCACCGATTGATTGCCGGTGCCAAAATGATTCATCGGCCCGGTGCCGCACAAGTACGCGCGCCCGTGCACATCGGCAAACCAATTGACAATTGAGCCGCTACAAATGTTCTGAACGAGGTTGTCAATGTAGTTTTGGTCCGGATTCAATGAGCAAACATAATGATGATTGCCATGCCCGACCGGCTTTCCGGCCGACCATGAGCCACCATTGCCCCGCCCGTAGCATCCCGGTTCCTCGCGTACGTCAAATCCCCACGAGCGCAAATGCCCTACGGCAGAGGCGAAATCGTCACTCACACTCATCCGCTTCGCCCTCCGCATCGTGGCCCACGCGGACAACCTCATAGGTCAAATCCGCTTTGACGAGTCGCACAAAGCCCTCGGGCACGTCACGTTGCCGATCCAAATGCCTTTGGATACGTTGCTTGTCGCCTCGCCTCGGTCCCCATCGGTTACGTGTCATCACTCTTGCCCTCGATTCGAGATATGCGCTCCGCGTGCTCTTCCGACTTGCGTTGAAGGAGCATCAACCACCGAAATATGACTGCCCCGCCGATAACGAATACGGCGTCAGGAATTGCAAACCACCACGGCGCCATGCCCGTTCCCCCAATAATCAGCCGGGCGGAATTACGGTATTCAACACGTCCGAATACAAGTCCGCTACCTTGGGCCAAGCGGCCTGAGTCGCGGAAAGCAATTCCCCATCCTCGATTGCCTCTTGTCCGGCCTCCGCGTACTGATCACCAAACCCGGGCGCCGACGAAATGAACGGCATAAACCAAAGGGCCGTACCATCCGGATTGCGCAAGGCCTGATCGGCAAGCGGGTCATTGGTTTTCACGCTCGATTCCGTGGTGAGCGTCGCTACCAACCGGTTTCGAAATCGCGGGTCGGTGCCGAGGTTATAAACATCTTCATACGCCATGATTCCTCCTAGGAAATTCCGATTGCATACATGAACCATTGGTTGACCTCGATACCGTCACCGAGGCTCGGTTTAAGGCCAAGAGTCATTGTGTGATTGCCCGGTGCGACATTCTGGGGAATAGCAAAACAAGTATGAGTCGGATTCGGAGTATAGGAATGAGCGCTCCCTGTGTTAATCGTGTAGCCGCCAACCTGCGTACCGTCGAGATAGATGCCGAATTCAATGACCGACGATGCGCCCGGGGTGATCTGGTGGAAATTGACCGATCCATACATGAGCAACAAATTGCATTGCCGGGAGATAGTGATTGATGCCGACCTATTCCCCCAAACGCCAAGCCCGATATCCTCTGCCGTGCTCCGGTCATACTGCCAGGAGCCCGCATAATTCGCGCCGAGCGGATAATAATTGTCGCCGTCTCGCTGGTCATTCTGCCGCGTGTTGAGCGAGTGAACAATCTGACCATTGGCGATTGTCGTGATATCCGGGCGGGTGCCATAATACGGAACCACGCCACCGACCGAGGTTGTGAAAATGCGCCGGTCGGCCGGTGTCACTGAGGTTGCGTTTGCGGCAACGTCAACCACGGCCAGGAGCAGACTCCGCGCGGGTAAGGGTGGATCGGATGTGTTGGTGCCCTTGACGATTTCGAGTTGTGTTTTGCTGGCCTGGTCGCCTTGCTCGATGTCATACACGCGGAGGATGACCGCGTCTCGCCGGGCCACCGTGGTCGAATTCGCAACCACGAGCGCCGCTTGAATCGGATTGATGACCGAGTATCCGTCAATAATCGCGGAGCCCGCATCAACCAAAAGATTCATTCCGCCATTGGCGCGAACATTGAGATTGATATTGGAATTACCATCGCCACCACCGAGGAACACGCCGTTACGCGTGTTGAGCCCGGACACTGTGGCCTTATGGTTCACCTTGCCAATCTGGATCATTCGATCCTGAAATGCCGAATACTGTTGATCCTGAACATATCCGGCCCACGGTTTGGTGGGATCGGGAGTCGTCATTTATGGAACCTCCACCATTGTTAATGACCAGTGCGCACGATCGCCACCATCGGAAATCGGACTACCGATAATTCCCTGATAGGTGACCGTGTGAGTTCCGGCCGCGAGAGCCCGCGCAGTAAAGGCGCATACCACAGTCGAATGTGTGCTCGTGGTATTGAAATACATTTCAGCCCAACGCGCCTGCGTCACACCATCGATCTTAATGGCGTAGCCTGCCAGGCCAACCGCACCCGCGTAAAACGTCATAGCGAGCACAACGTTAAGGTCACATTTAAACGGCGCGGAGAATGTCCACGAACTAGGGGAGCCGCCCGTATGCGGGCCACTATGCGCAAGGTAATTAAGGGAGACACGCGGACCGACTCCCGTATCCCCTTTTGGCCCTTGTGCCCCGGTGGCGCCTTGCGGCCCTGTGGCGCCCTGTGCGCCCGTGGCGCCCGGTGGCCCTTGTGCCCCGGTGGCCCCGGTGGCTCCGGTCGGCCCTTGCGGCCCTGGTGGCCCTTGTGGCCCTATCTCTCCGCCACCGGTCGGCCGCAATTCGAGCGAGCGCACCCGCCGAGATATCCCGTTAAGTTCAGCTGTAAGGGATGGGATTTCCGGAGTAATCATAAAGCGGACCCTCCTGCGCAATTGACAGACTCATTGTCTCGGGTCCGGAATCGGGCGGGGTGAAAGTCCATCCGAGCACGCGCACATCCATTCGCACACCGAGCGGGAAATTAAACGATTCCTCTAGGACCACGGTCACGATATCGCCCAATCCGAATGAACCAAATCCGGGCGAAGAGTCCGCGAGAATCGTAATATCGCCCGGCAACGCGGACCGTTGCGACTCTGTCCATAGCGATTCAGCGTACTTGTCGAGCGTGGCTTGATCCGTCACGGTCGAATATGACGCGGTCTTTTCGAGGTATGGATATCGACCAACCGTGATGAGCGCATCATCCTCGTGCAAGGATTGGATATCCTGACCGATTGTGTGTGCGCCGCTTGCAAGTTCGCGGCCATCCTCCGCGAGGGAGAACGAGACTACGTTTCCGCCACCGAAACCGTAACCGTGTCCGGCCGTTTCGATGATGAGGTCTTGATCCGAGCCCGCGCGCGGGTAGGCCAAATGAGCCGCGCGCGTGACCGTCTCGACCCCGGCGCCCGTGATTGTCGGGACAATGTAGAAATCGAAACCGTCGATAACCTCGGAAAGCTCTTTGAGCCGCTGGTAAATCGTGCCGTCCGCTGTGACGTAGGTTCGGTCACGCTTGATCCCGGATGCGGAGTACGGCGCGATAGTCATTGCTACCGCGCCGTTTCCCTTGGGCGAGGCGCCGAAACCGGCCGTGATCAGATCACTCGCGATTTGGAATTGCTCGATCTGCGAATACGTGCGAGGCACCATCACGCGCCGCTCTAGGAACTTGACGACCTCGGAACCGGCGAGGCCCAAACCCTTTTCGTCATTGCCCCGCGTGCGCTGCCAGATCGTCCACTCACCCGCCACCACGTCATCCCGTAGCGCGAGGATGGTATAGCGGCCCGGTATCGTGGCATCGAGAATGTCTTGCCGTTGCTTGGTTCCAAGGTCGATCATCGGTACGGTGCCGCTCATTTCGCCACCGACGAGGGATACCGTACCGCTGAATCCGACGATCGGTAGATCGAGAATCACGTCACCGGATACCATTTCGACCGCGTAAAAGGTCCAGCGCTCACCGATCATGACCAGGCATCCCGCCAAGCCACCGAACATTTACCGGTCTTATTGACATTGTCCACCCAAAAGTAAACTTGCGTCCGTCCGGGCGGGGCGAAGAGCCAACGGGATTCGGCCGAGAGCAACCGGCGCCGGTTGGCTCCGTTCAATTCCACCGTGCGCCGCGCCGAGTCGATCACCACATAATCATTCGCCGTGAGCGTGCCCAAATACTGAACGCCGTAGCCACCGACGAAACGCAATCCCGGATTGGTGCACGGACCGAAAAACGTCACGGTTAACGGCGTGCCGGTGTCGCCCGAATTGACCACGTCACCGGTGCCCGGTTGCGCCGTGGCCCCATAATGCCGATTCGGAATCAGATTGTATGTGCGGCCGCCACCCGCTTTATACGGGAGCAATTCGAGCGATTGGCCCACCGTGCCATACCTTGTCGGATCGGCCGCAAAGAATGAGAGCGACCATTCCGCGCCGTAAGTGCTCGTGCGAGTGATCATGGTCGGACCGCTGAGCCGCACGAGCGCTTGCCGTCGCACTCCGCGTTGGGTCTCATCGACAACGAGCGTGTCAAATCGTTTCTCAGTGCTCGCCAGTACCCCGGCAAGCCGATCCATCCCGCGTTGTAATCCTGAACGCGTAGCGGCGACTAGGGAGCCGCTAACGGTCACCGTGCGACCACCGAACGGCGCCGGTCCGTCGTGTGAGCCATCCGCCAACGGTCGCGGCACATCACCGGACCGAACATCTAGGCCACCAAACCATCCCTCGATTTCCTGCCAAATCCAAACGTTGCCGTCCGTATCGGCGGGTGGATCGACAATATCGTGCGCCGTCCACCCGTCGACCGTAACGGTTTGGTGCTGAATTGTTTCCGTCATGCCGGGCGCCCTCCACTAAATGCGAGCCTCCGATCAAGCTCGCGGGCAAGATCACCGGCCGACTGCCCCGGTTGCTGGTAAACGGTCATTTGAATTCGACCGCTCCCGCGAGAGGTTACCGCGTGCGCAATGGCATCCTCGGCAATATCCCATTGACGCGGAGTCAAAACCGGTTCCGGCTTGTTGAGCATATTCACCGGCGCCGCTTGCTGCCACGGGAAGAGCCACCCGCCCGAGTCATAGGCCACGCCGCGCATACCGGCCGGAATGCTGCCGTACCGTCCGAGCACATAGCGAATTGACGCAAGGATATTGCTCAGCGGATCATAAATATTCGAATCATAACCGGGCATTGCATATGACCGGAATGTCGGATCAATTACCTGCATTAGGCCTTTTGAGGGAGTTCCGCGCTTGGCATTAGAATCCCACAAATTTATGGCGTTGGGATTTCCTGAGCTTTCCGTGTCCATTTGATGCAACACGTAATTTGCGAATCCCGGTGCCTGACCGAGCATTGACAAAGCTTGCATGACAATGGGTCGCCAGCGCTCGACTCCGCCACCCGCATCCGGAATCTGAGACTCAGCGCCACCCGCGCCACCGAGGCCAAGCCTGCTCGTGAACTTGCCTACGAGCGAACCGAGCCACGAGGGAGGGTCACCCTCTTTGCCGCTATTCGAGGTCATCGAAACATTGCCACCAATAGCGTCGACAATGGACAATGGCCCGCCATCGCGACGGAGATAATCGCCCACTCGTGCTGGCCCCGCGCCGTCCGTGTGCATCATCAATCCACGGCCCGGATCAAGGACCATACCGATATGCCCGGCTTGCCCCGGCAAACGGCCGGTGTCGAAAGTTGGCATATCGCCCGGCTTGCCGTTGCCTTGCACATGCGGGAACGAGGCATTGAATCCCTGTGCCGTGAGTCGGCCCTTGCCAATTCCGGCTTGCGTCAATGCCCACGACATGAGGCCGGAACAGTCGAAAACGTTGGGACCGGCCGCTCCCCAAACGTATTCGGTGCCCATCTTCGAGGCAACGGCTTTCATCGCCTCGCCGCGCGGACCCTCGGGCAATCCGGCCGTATATCCGTCAACCGTGATATTGCCGTTCATAATCACTGCGCCGGAACCGCCGAGCAATCCCAACTTACCGGCCTGCGTCACAATGCTATTCGCCGCATTTTTGGCAAGCGTTTTCAGCCAATCATCGGCGTTGCCGTCCGAGATTGATTTGCCCCAACTATTGGCCTTGCCCTCGCCAATTCGGAATGCGTCACCGAGGATACCGCCAGTGGCGTAACCTCGGCCCGCATTGCGGCCACGCGGACCACGGGCAAACGCATTCATGCCGTAAACCCAATCGGCGCCGAGCATGCGCACGGCCTCGGGCACAAGAATTCCCTCGCCGGGCGATGCCATAATCGGCACGCTGTCAATTCCCGGTGCGTATCCGGGAATGACCATACCGAGAGCAGCGGCCGGGGCGAACGGGTTTGCGGTCACGTATCCGTCAGGATGCGAGAGGGTGCCGTCCGGCTCAACCGTGATGTCTTTAAACAGACCCTCGATTGCATCCGTCACGGCCTTGACGCCGTTGGTAACGCCGTTGGCAATCCATTCGACAACCTTGGAGCCGATGCCGATGATATCGTTCATCACATTGTTGAGGGCCGTCCCGATCATCCCGGGAATGCCCTTGAACCAATTGATTACCTCATTGAATTTGCCAACAATGCCGCCATTGCCGTCCGTGCCGTGCCAAATCCATTCGATGAGTTGACTGCCCCACGTAATCACCGTCGACCAAATGCCGGAAACAAAACTCCACAAATTCGACGGAAGATCGTAGAACCATTGCTTGACGGATTCCCAAAGATTGGTAATGCCGTTCCAAATCCATTGGACGAATTGCGTGCCCCAACTACTCGCGACCGACCAGGCGCCGACAATGAAATTCCAAAGATTCGACGGCAGATTGAGGAACCAATCCCAAACGGAAACGGCGACGGTTTTGATTCCGTCCCACAGCCACGAAAGGAATTGGCCACCCCATGCGACCAATTGACCGGCGGCCGCACTGATCAAACCCCACACCACACCGGGTAATTCGGTAAAGAATGTGATGATGTTATTCCACGAATTGGCAATCCACGTGCCGATATTGTTCAGAATCGTTTCGAGGTTGGTGCCGAAATTGGCGAAGAAATCCCACACCGCTATAACCGCTGTGGTCAAGGCCTCGAAAACGGGCTTGATGACGTTTTCCCAAGCCCATTGAGCCGCGTTGCTGATTACTGACCACGCGTTGTCAACCGCGTCGCGGAACCAATCCACATTCTGATATGCCCAAATAGCGGCCGCGACAAGAGCCGCAATCGCGGCCACCACGAGGCCAATCGGGTTATCCTTTAGAACGAGGTTCAGCACCTTTTGCGCGACTGCCCATGCATTCGTGGCAATCGTGACTGCCTTAGTAGCAATATTGCTCGCAACGGTTGCGGCAGTATTGAGGATGATATTCGCGGTAAGCCCGACAATCACCACACCGAGGGCAATTGCCACACCCTTATACTTATCGAACCATTCAAACGCACTCTTGACGACATCAACGATTCCCTCGAATGAATCCGTGAGGGCTCCCATTGCCTCACCCGCGAAACCGAATACCGCTGTGGCAACCGGCTCGATTGCTACGAGAGCTTTGTTCTTAAAGATCGTCCACGATTCCGCGAAATCGGCAGTATCCTCCTGAGCGCCGAGAATCGTATCGCCGTTTTCGGCTATCTTTTGATTGAATCCCTCTAGGTTGAGCGTGCCGTTTTTCGTGGCCTCGACAAATTGCACGGCGCCCTTGGTCCCGAAAATGCCCGAGGCCAGATCGATTGCGGCCGCATCGTTGCCGCTCGCGACAAGGGTCCCAATCTCGCCCGAGACACGCTCAAATGCGGCCTTGGGCTCTTCACCATCCTTGGCAAGCTTGACCAGGCTCTTGCCCATACTGCCGAGCACGGCCGAGGAATTCAATCCGGCCTTATCCATTTGACCAATGAGGCCAATGGTATCGTCAAACGAGAAACCCAATTGCTTTAATGCGGGAGCCTGCGATTTGGCCGCGGACGTTAATTCGTTGAATCCCGTTCCGGTGGTCTGCGAAACCTTATACAGGTTATCCATTGCGGTCTGGACGTCAGAACCGGCGACGCCAAACGCGTTGAAAGCCGCTGTGGCGCTATCAATGTCGACATCCTGGCCCAGCACATTACCGGCCGCAACGAATTGCTTTGCGACATTTTCAAGGTCACTACCGGTCAAACCCATTCGCTGCGAGAGTTGACCGATAACCGGACTGATCTTGTCGAAATTCGCAGGAACCTCGGTGCCTACCCGCTTGGTCATTGCAATCAAGTCGTCAAGGTCTTGACCGCTCTTGCCCGTGGTGACGCGGATATCGTCCGCGACATCATCGAAAGTGGAACCGATTTGGTACAAGCCCGCGAGGGCTCCACCGATTGCGGCCGGTCCAGCAAATGTCTTGATGCCGTCCCACATTGACGCCGCAAAGGAATTGCCGGTTTCCTTTCCGGCTTGCTCTGCCTCTTGCTGAACCGGGGCGAAAGCCTCCCCAATCTTCCCTTGCACGCCTTGCAGTGTCGGGACTAGCTGAACATACGCAGTCGCAATTGTGGGACCGTCGTCGGCCATTTATGCTGCCTTCCCATCCCACAACCGGTGGAATTCCTCGATAGTCACGGCCGTCTCTTTCGAGCCGAAATGCTGCGTAGTCTTCGCGGGAACCTCCCACGGCCGAGCAATCGGTTTCGGTCGCGGCGCATTTTTTCGCCCCGCGCGTTGCCAATTGCCCTCCTGTACCGAGTCGATCACTCGGGCTAGCAATTCCTCGACATATCCCCAATCGCCTCTTTCCTCGTGCACCACGCGAAACACGTTGCTACCACGATGGGAATGACGGAGGAAAAGCCAAATCGCATAGAGACTCAGACGTTCCGGATAGTCGTCAAGGGTGAAACCGACATGCATCAAATCGGCCTCTAACGCCTCCCATTGTTCGCGGGGGAGCGTTAAGAGGCCAACTATTCCCCCAAGGAAATACCGCTATGCTCGGCCCATTGCTTGGAGAATTTCTCGTTGAATTCTTCCCATGACATTTCGTCCACGACTTCGAGAGTGTCGGAATCACAGTCTCGTTCAATGACGAAATACGCGAGGTCGATCGGTGAGGCCTTCCGCATCCGTCGCAACTCGCCTGCCGTATTGAACGGCGCAGCCAGGCTTGCAACCGTGATGGTCGCTCCCGATTCGGTTGTGTAGGTGAATGGCTCTTTGCTGCCTGCCGGTCCGGCCTTGCCATTCTTTCCGGGCAATAGCGCAGTCATCGTGAAACCCTCTACTCTGCGCAGGCTTTGACGATTGGTAACCCGGTGGGCATTTGGCCTGCGCTACCATTTGCCCACCGGGAGAATGAATTACGGGCCGACTAGGACCCCATCGTTGGCATAGATGTAGACCGTATTTCCGGTCGCATCCGGCGATGCCGCGATGGTTACCGGAATCGTGACGGCGCCTTGACGCGTAAACGTCATGTCGCCCCGATCGGTGATCTGACCATCCGGAATCACAAGCCGCAACTTGCGCTCGCCGTCAATCATGTTGATTACCCACGCTTGCC